AGCAGTGGCAGCACCTTGTCTCTTACACCCATCGCTTAACCAATGCTGGGCCGCATCTTCAATTAACAAGGCCCGACTTTGAACCGGCCGCATGTCCTGCAAGGCCGCACCATACAAGCCCACAACACACACAGCATGATAGTGTGTGTCCATGTCATTGAGCAACTTTCTCACGTCTATCTGACCGTAGTAGTCAGTATCCGCAATTATAACTTGCCAGCCTGCTCGTATGAAAGCATTGGCAGTGGCCGGATAAGTCAAGGCAGGAACAATCACTGTGGGAGGATTGACAAAAGCCAAGTCAGTATCGCGGTAGAAGCCGGCTATGATCTCCAGTGCTTGTGTGCCTGAGTGGCAAGTCACAGCATAACTCATATGATTCTTCTTGGCCAACCAGTTCTCAAATTCAGCAGTGTAGTTACCGTTCATAAGAACACCTGAACGCAACACTTCATCTGTTGCATCCAGGATTTCTGTTCTTAGGGTATTATACTGCTTTTTTAGACCAGTAAAGGGGATAGTAAGGCCGGTGGTTGTCATTTATTCCAGTATGAAGATTCACTCAACCATTTGAAGTAATTTTCAAATCCTTGTTCAACGTCTATTTTGGGATCATACCCTAGTATGGTCTTTGCACGATCGATACATAATGCGCCACGTGACGGAAAATCTGCGTCTCGATCTTGAACTTCAATGGTGCCCTGGCCCACAATCTTCACAATCATTTCTGCGGCTTCTAACAAACTCACTGAATGTGATTTGGTAATGTTGAATGTTTTGTTAGCACTCATAATACGTGTGGCTGCCGCAACAATACCATCCGCGGCATCATCTACGTAGGTAAAGTCTAGCGTCTCCCCTGCCCCATTAACACGGAGAACGCCTCCTCGCATGGCGGTGAGCATAAACTTTGCAACCACTCGGTCTTCCACGTCCAAGGGGCCGTACACAGCACTAGGCCTGATAATAGCATAATCGAAAGCGCCGCGACGCTGATAGTCTTTAACAAGATCTTCTCCAGATAATTTCATAATTCCATATTGTCCAATAGGATTGCATGCGTCATCTTCTAGCACTTGATCTTCAAAGTCTCCATATACCATGCTACTAGATATGTATACCACACGCTCTACACCGTGTTTTTTGGCACTCTCGCAAATGTTGATCAGTCCTTCCATCATGACTCTAGCACCCCAAGCAGGGTTGGCGTTGACAACTTTCTGTAGGGGAAAACTGGCCATGGGTATGATGACTTCGGGCCGGTGGTTTTCTACCAAACGATCAAATGCTTCGGCATCAGAGATATCGGTGCGATATATGTGCTGTGTTTTGATCTTTTTACTGCGCTCATCCAACAAGTACTCTAGTTCGTCTTGCGGAATAATACCATAGTTGGTCATGATGTCTACAATCACAACTTCATGTTCTTTTGCTTCTAATCGTTCGACTACATTGTGTCCAATGAGACCCATGCCACCTGTTACTAAGAATTTACTCATTTATTATTTCCCCATTTGAGTCGCCAAAAAGTTTCGTTTTGTTCGCTGAGTCTGGCCACAATACGATACAGGTGTCCATAACTGTGTGGGTCTATGCCGCGAGTCCAGTAAGGTTTGTCCACAGCATGTTCCATTATAAACTTGCCAGCATCTGATTCTTGCCATTCATATATAGGTTGAGCCACAAACAAGTCCGGATCTTCTACATCGCCCATGCGTATCTCATGTACACATACGTCACGAAAACGTATGGCTCGATCACCGATGATCTTAACTTGTTCAGGTTGCCAGTGCTCTACTTGCTCATTGTGTGTTATTGCCATACACAAGTATAGCAGAGCAATTAGTTTTTTGCAACCAAGTCGGTGGCCATTGGGAAGATTGCGGCAATGGCTCTGGCACACTCGATGGCCACTTGTTGGTGCTCTAATTGTGTGCCGTTAGCACTACGCAATTCAATAAAGTGTATCCATGATCGCAAGGTACCGTTCATGTATAGTCGGCTTTGGATTAGACCTTCTGGTAGCACAGCACGAGCCTGTTCTTTGGCTATGCCGTTCTTGATAGCCCACTCATACTCGCGTCGGGCCGCATAGATAACTCGCTGTTGAGCACGATACCATTCGTTCTCCAACAAGGTGTCCGCATGCTCTATGCTGTTTTGTCGATTCTTTGGGTCTTGAAGTCTTCCACTGCGGGTAACAAACTCAAGATCTTTTGTCGGGTCAGCATATCGTTGACTAAATTCTTGGAAACTGAAACTTCGGTGTCTGAGGATTTGCCGTGCAATATCTCGTGTTGTCGTAATTTCCATGCAAGCACTGACCATTTCGAGTGGGCTCCAGTGTTGGTGTCGGACAAGGTATCGGATGAGTTTTTCGCTTGTGTCATTGTTGAACTGGTTGGAGGGATTGGATACTCGTGCGCAGAAAGCGATAAGTTCTTGAGCATCGTCAATGCCCTGGGCTCTAAAGTCTTCTGTTGGTTGTGAATAGGAGACAAGTTTGACATTCATAGATCTTTTAGTAGTTTATCGGTTTCAGGCTGAACCATTTTGGCCACTTCCGAGACATCAACAACAAAGTCAATGTCACGAACTGTGTCGCCAAGTTCAGTTAGTGTACGAGTCAAGACAATTTCAACTTCTTCTAGATCAAGACCCTGTTTTCTTAATGTAGATAGATTGATCGTCTTTTGTTTACGATCACCTAATCTAATTACAACTTTTTTGATGCATTCGAGTGGGACTTCTGTTTTATTGACTTCTTCAATAATGTGTTCCCACTGTTGAATGAATTCATCACTGAACGGCATCGGCGGTCGTTACCTTGACTTTAGGAGGACGACCTTTACGAGTTGCCGTTGGGGTAACTGTTACAGTAGCAGGTGCGGAATATTCGGTAGCGTTTACATTGGGATTCAATCCCTGTGCTTGCTTTTTCATTCTAGCCGCTTCAGCAATCATGCCTTTGGCTTCTACTTCCATGCGCTTGGCCTGTGCTAACATATTGGCCGCAAGAGTCTTGTCATCCAATGCACCATCAACGGATTGTAGTGGCGGCACATAAGGTGTAGCGGTGTCTTGTGCTTTGCGTTCTTCTCTACGTTTGAATTCTGCTTCGGCCTTGCGCTTTTGCGCAGGATCAACCATGCCAGCACTGGCATCAAGTTCTTGTAGACGTTTGAGTGCTTCGCCGCCTTGTTCCATTTCGCGGATGATCTTGTTCATCTCGTCTAACTTAACACTGCTTTGTGCGCTGGGGGTTACAATGACTTGATTGGTAGAAATTTTCTTGATCATGCCTTCTCGGTGCAAGGCTTCTAACTGTGGACGACCATCGGGCAGGAGATTACGGTGCAATACTTCTGACAAGTTTGTTGCGGCTTGTCCTGGGGCACTTTCCAATGTGGCCATGATTGAGTTATGAATGTGTGTGGGCATGGTTTCTGGATATACCACAAGGCACATGTGCTCCTCGCCAGGTACTTCTCTGTAGAGAATAGCAACCTTACGGTCACCGTGTCGTCCTATATGTTTAAGCATTTTGATCTCCTTGAGGTTGTGCTTGATCTTCTTCTTGGGCCTGCTGTTGGGCTACAACAGCGTCTAAGAATGCGGAAAGTTTATTGTAAACATCGCCAACAGACTTCATTTCTGCGGCTTTGAATGCACCGCGAGTACATGCGGCATCAATGATTTGTTTGAGACTTGCCAAATCGGCAATGGTAAGTTGTGCGTTTTCCATATAGATATTTAATGTCTAAATGCCTATATAAATTATTTTAATCGTCATTTTGGAGAAATTCGTTTAAGCGATCAACTGCTTCGTTGAAGTCCACTGCCCAAACTCGTGCTTCTAGTATATTACCCGTAATTTGCATATCAAATGGTATGACACCACGAAACCCAAAATCATCTGGAAGTTCGGTAGTTACTACAAATTCCTGCAAATGTCTTGCTCTAAAAATTAGATTATTGGCCATATCAACTGAGTTCATTTATACTCCTTAATATCCTTGTGCTTGACAATGATAAAGTTATATATGCGATTGTCATGCCTGATGGGTAAATCTAGGTGTACTGTGATCTCAGGACCATCTCGGTGGTTGAGCAAGCGATCGTTGCCAACCGTGCCCACGAACGGGATCTTATTCCACTTACCTGTAACTCGATCGCCTATATTCCATACGGCTTGGTAGCCGATACGATTGAAGTAATCAGTTTGGTTGCCCATGCTGACCCATTTTTTTGCCGGACAGCAACAAGTTTGCCACTGAAACAAACAGGCTCAAACTTCCATAAGTCATGTCACCCCGAGCAAAGTAATCTGCGGCAACCATTAAACTAACACCTGACACAAAGCCAGAAATAACATCTTGATGTTTTATTATCCATGCGTACATTATATTAAATCCTTAAACATTGTTTTGCGTCCGTCTTCACCAATGTGATAGTCGAACAATTCTCTTGTGCGTTGTAACATAGCACAAGCCATCATCAACTGATCTTCACGGCTATCGCACATGAGGATCTGTTGCTCTATCGGACGCATGAGTTCAGCCATGCGTTTTTGAATCTCGCTCACATCTTTCTTTCGTGAATCATTGATTCAAACGTATTCCACAAGCGATCGAACTTGCGCTCGTAGTACTGTGCCAATGCTGAAAACTCCTCAGATGTGGCACCCTCGGCAACATAGTTTTTGATGTCGTCAGTGATGTTCCAGCATTGCAAAATCTCTTGCTCAAGATCAAATCGATCTTTTGTTTTCTCAATCATTTCGATTTCCATCGGGGTTCCTCCATTGGTGTTTGGCCAGTTTCGCTTCTTCATAAATCCTCTTACATATAATCCATACAGGATGCCAAAAGTATCCTAACACAAAGCCCCAGACAAAAGGCGCTAGTGCTTGAAAAAAATCATTCACGCTTCAACTCCGAAATGTTCTCGAATCCATCTACCCCAAGGAATACCTCTACAGTAAATGGTTTGCTTATCCGCCTCAGAGGCACATTCCTGCACAATCAACTCAGCAAACTTTTCTATATCAAAGTGTTCGTCAATCATGAAGTTCCTGTTGCCATACACTTGATTCCAAGCACCGCATTCACGTGCAAATTTTTCTACACGTTCATTCATTACTCAGCCTCGTCATAGTAAGCATATTGGCCCCAAGGTGGTTCAATAGTTGTGGTACCATGCAAGATCCAAACAGTATCTGCATAATTCTCATCACCCCAAGAACCAAACGGCAAGCCGTCTGTAAACACCACCAGGCGCTTGGGCTCAATTTCATTGTCCTTCAAGTACTTGAAGATACATGTAAAGTCAGTGCCACCACCACCAGTTACCTCGTAGTCGCAAATGTCTTCCAGGTTTTCCGAGTCATATTGTGCAGGGTTGTATGCATCAGTATCAAACGTGATAACATGAATACGATATGCAGGGAATGAATCCATGATGCCTTGAATTTCACCCAAGAAGTCTTTTAACATTGTTGTGCTGATTGAACCCGAAGCATCCAGTGCCACAGCAATGTCAATCATGGGATCCAGTTTCATACCGGGCATGACCGCATCCATGTGCCAACCTTTACGGCTGGCTCGCATCCAAGTGTAATCACTCTTGATGGTGGATTCCAATTGCATACGGAGCAATTCGCGCCAGTTCATCTTGGGCTCAGTCATGTCTTGTATAAGACGCTTGACACCTGCTGGAATATTACCTGCACCATCCACTGTGGCGGCAGCCGCCAGCATGGCTTCTTTGATCTCGTCGCGGATTTGTTGACGCTCTTCAGGAGTGAGTTTGGGACGACCTTTGCCTTCTTGATCACCGTCACTGCCATCATTGGTATCTCCCTCGCCATCCATGTGCTCGTCGATCATTTTGTCCAGCAAGTCGCTGATGTTGATCTTTTCTGCTTTTTCGTACAACTTGTCATAGATCTCTTCTGAACTCATGCCTTCATACTTGCGGTCGAATAAGCAAGGCACTGTGGTAATCATCTCACCTACCTTGTGTTTGACCAAGTCGCCATTCACAGCAAAGTCATTGGCAATATTAAACAACTGTGGATCGCGACTGCCGCGACGCCCAAAGTGATCATAAACACAATGCAACACCTCGTGTCCAAACAAGAATTCAATTTCTTTGGGCTTGAGCATTTTAATAAAGCGACTATTGTAATAGAAGTTTCTGCCGTCTGTTGCGGCAGTGGCACACCACTCGTCAGCGTTTACCAGTTTCAAACGAGTGGCAAGGTTGCCAAAGAATGACGCCTTGAGCAACAGGCCCACACGGGCAGTGATCAACATTTCACGCACAACTTTGTCAAGTTTGGTGTCCATGGGTCCAATAAGATCTTTAAACTTATCAGACTCTTTTTTGTTTACTGTACTGGTAGTCACGGGCTATTCCTTTGTTGCTTATGTGTATATTATAGCAGATCACGATTTATTGGTCAAGTTATGATACAGGATGGCTCAGCAAGAACCAACTGAGTTCTTTGTCTGTTGCAACATAGATCCGATAGTCATTGTACTTGGCACTGAAGGCCCAAGTGGAATTGATGTCATCTGGCTCAAATTCTTCCTCATGGTGTTGCTTTGATCGGAGCAGTTCACTTCTGACTTCAACGTCTTGCCCCCATCCATAGGTTGTGGTAAACCAACGTCGGGCACGATCAAAACTCAACACGCCAGTGCCAATCCAGTGCCCTTTTGAGAACTCAATCATGTACTGGTAGGCAGTGTGATGACTGTACCTTGCATCTAATTTTACAACTTTGTATTTCATGATAGGAAAAGAAAAGGGGCCATGTGTCCACAGCCCGTGTATTTAATCCACACGACCCCTTAAACTTAGGCCGACGCCTGCAAGATGTACTTGCCAAAGCGTTGATGGAACTCGTCGAAGTTCTTCAACTTGGTTGGGAGGAAGGGCAAGTCGTATGTGGTCAACGCAATACGAGCACCCATCACAGTCAACTCAGTTTCAAAGTTCTTCATCATGTAGCCCAGGAAGTTATCGGCCATCTCGTGGAACTTCTTGTCTTCTACCTTGTTCTCGATAGCACCTTTAAGTTCGTAGCACATGGAGATCACCAGGCTATACATGGCACTGACCTCTTTGACCTGCAAGTCCTTGACTTTGCCTGACAAGATGTCTGCTGGGTTGGGCATCTTGCTTGCAACCTTTTTATGGGCCATAAACTTCACAGCAAGACCTTCACCCACAGTACCTGCAATCAAGTTCATTGTGGTGTCGTCATCGCTGGCGTCGTCCAACAACTGACTCACAAAGGTCCAAGAGCGTGGGGTAGCAAAGGCACGGCTTGCGGATTTTGCATCAAAGTCGTACAGGTCCTGCTTGGCAAAACTCAAGTAACCAACCACGTCTTTGTGAACCCGGTTGTTTACTGCCCACTCAAGCCATGATGGAAAGTCCACTTTCATCTCTTGGTGGATGAAACGATTTGCCAACGGAGTCGGCATGCGATAGGTAACGCCTTTGTCGCTTTCACGGTTACCTGCGGCAACCATCACAACATTGTCGGGCAGTTTATACTTGCCAATGCGTCGATTCAAAATTAGTTGATAAGCGGCACTCTGAACAGAAGGTGCGGCACTATTAAGTTCGTCCAAGAACAACACCACAATAGGATACTGGGCGGCAGTTTCTTCATCGGGCAGTTCCACAGGAGGAGCCCAATCCATTTTGCCAATGTCCTTGTTATAGAACGGGATACCACGAATGTCTGTGGGTTCCATTTGGCCCAAACGCAAGTCGATCATTAGACCATTCAAGTCGTTTGTAATGCCTTCAACCAGTTCACTCTTGCCAATGCCGGGAGGACCCCACAAGAACAAGGGACGTTTGACTTGGAATGCTTTGAGCAAAGATTTTTTTGCTTGAAGCGAGGTAACGGTGCGGGATTCTGACATGGGCTGTGCCTTTCAAGTTGATAAGTTTATATTGTAGCAGATGTTGATGTTGTGGTCAACTGTTTATTGTAGCAAAAGGGCTGAGAACTTCTTGTGGTTCTTCAACTGCCTTGGGCTTTTCGTAAACCCAAGAGACTGGAATCTCCAGTTCACGGGCAATATCCATTGCAGTCCGGCCCTTCTCTAGCAAGTACTGAATGTCCAGGTCTAGTTCGCTCATTCGGCTCATGCTGTCTCCTTGCTCATGTATTCAAACAATGCCCACTTGGCACGGTTCATAAGTTGACGGTGCTCTTCGATGGTATTTGCATCAGGCTTATTGTAAGCTAACATTTCTTGTGCATCGCTCAACATGCCTGCCACAATCATTCCAGCGCCTGAAAACTTGAAAGTGGTAGAGCGCTCAATATTTTCACGCATCCGGGATTCTGTGGTACCGTACATACGAACTTCACGTGTTTCTTGCTCTGTCATTACTGGCTCCTTTTGTGTGTCTATGTGTATATTATAGCAAATTGGGATTTATTGGTCAACCAAATGCTTTGACTAGTCCTGTAAGCCCAATTGCCAGTGCAACAATGTTCACCAACAACTGTGGGCGATTTGCAACACGAATGCTCCAGGCCATGAACAGGACGGTGCCTACAAAAAATGCAAGAATGTTGTAAGGATAAGCCGCAGGGCCCACGGCGTTGAGACTGTGCCCTGCAATGATAAACACTGCTCCGGTCCACTGTAATATTTCATTGATTTCTAACTTCATGTTATTATTATAACCGATCTTGAATATTTGGTCAAGTCAAAAAAAAGCCCTACACGCAGTAGGGCTTTTGTAGTACTAAAGTATTACCTTTTACATAGTGGGTCCGTTGCCGGATTTAAACCCAACTACGCCACCTTCTGCTTCGATACGTTTGATCACGTCTTCAAACAAGATGGGTGCAAAGTCTGTGGCTTCGACGCAAACACAGTGAAATCGCGGATCAATCTCAGTGCCGTACAATACAGTTCCGGTCTTGGCGTCTACACCACGTGCCTTCTTAACACGACTGGCATGCAAGTGTCCGTGAATATTGCACCCAAATCTACCAAGACTTGCTTCGTGTACAGGAATGTGACTCAAAATAAGTCCGTTCATCACATGGTATGCTCGCAACTCACGAAAGTATTCTCGGTATTCGTCATCACGGAAGATATCATGGTTGCCACGGATCAACACCTTGTCACCATTCAACCTGGCCAATGTTTTCAAAGCCTTGCGGTTGATCACAACATCACCCAAGAAATAACATTTGTCATTAGGGCGAACCCGTTCGTTAAATCTTTTAATAAGTTCCTCGTCCATTTCAACAGGGTCGTTCCAGGGACGTAATTTAGAACCATCTTCTCGCAAAAATCTACAAACACCTGCATGCCCAAAATGTGGGTCAGAATATAAGAAAACTGCGGGCATATAACATCTCCTAAGTGATAAATAGATAAACAAGGACAATATATGATTGATGCTTATGTTTATCAAATAACTAACAAAATTACTGGAGAATTTTACTATGGGTATCGTTACAAAAACCAAACCCTTAGCATCACTCCAGATAACGATCTTTGGATTGCGTATTTCACTTCTTCAAACCGAATAAAGAAGGATATACAACAATACGGAAAAAACTCATTTACAACTAACATTATATATAGAAACGAAAATTCTGTCAAGTGTTGGCAATATGAGCAAATTCTTATACAACAACATTGGGGCAATCCGTTATTGCTCAACGGAAAATATCATGATCCCAACTCTAAGGTAGAAGTTTATCGTCGAGTCAATCTGTTGACTGAAGGCACTAGACGTAAAATGTCTGCTTCTGGTAAAGGAAGACCAAAATCAGAAGAACATAAAAGAAAAATTGCTCTTGCTAACACTGGTAATGTGGGATCAACTCAAAAACGTGCCAAGATCTCTGCGGCAAGAGCAGGCAAAGCAACAAACAAAGGCATAAGCCCTCCTAAGTACCAATGCTCGCATTGAAATGCATTAGTTTCTAACGGAAATCTCAAACGATGGCACGGAGATTATTGTAAGTCGATTGACCCACTAGGACACCTGACAAGGACTGCTCAAGTAGCCTCGATTAACAAGAAACAGTAAACTTGTCTTTCTTAAAAGTTTAAGTTCATGTTACGCCAGGCTTCGTCGTCTGGCTTTTCGTTTTTATCGTATGTCCAACCCAGTGCCTTCATCATGCGGTGCTTCACCCGAATGTTGGGAATACGTGTACGCTCTGCATCGCCAAAGCCCATCATGACACCAACTTCGGCCACAGCACCTGAACGACATAACCCTGCAGTACAA